TATTTGGTTCGTTGCCTGACGTAAAGACTACGTTACCACCACCTGTAGTAGTGTAGTTTGTGATGTTGTAGTGTACGCCAGAGGTTTTTAGCACCTCATCAACTTCTACTTTTACGTCAGACACTTGTATTGAAGGGAAAGAAAACGACTTAGTAGCGTTCCCATCCCCAGTGTAATCTATGAATGTTGTTGCCATTTATTTGTATATGTTGAGGATGTTGCCTGCACTTTCTTCTTTCTTAAGTTTACGTGCAATTTTCTTTTCTTCACGTTCTTGTGCAAGTATTAGAGCTTTTTCGTCATTCATTACTCTTATCCATGCAGCTTCACGTGCTTGATCGAATAGTCTACCAATCATAATATTGTGGTAGTAATCTTTGGGTTGAAACTCAGAACGTCTACCGGATTGTATATCTTTATACATAAGCTCCATAGATGCTATAATTTTAGGATCTTTTGCAAGCCTACTTAGTAGTACTTCTAAATTTTCTTTACCTATTTCACGTTGAAACTTAGAACGTAACAGTGGGCTGTCAGTAAGATCATCACCATTTGGAGAGTATAATACTGATAGTCTTAGATCGTAACCACTCTTAAATAGAAATGTTCTACCAAGACTAGGTGTTAAATTAAAGTTTATCGGTACAAAAGCGTTATATGCTCTTGTTATGAAGTCCCAGTTTCTAATAGGTCTACCATTCAATAAGTCATATTTTATAGGTAGCTGTCCACCTATAGCTACGTTTTCAGATAGTAAGTTACGGTTACGTATAGAATCTATAATACCAGAGTTTAGTTCACGTGTATATGGTGTAAATAATTTACCCAAATCATTACGTATACCAGCTAACGGTATTTGGTTATTAGCAAAGCCTGCTATAATTCTACTTGCTTGACCGGGTTTACCACCAAATAAATCAGCAAATGACTGTAAGCCTGCTAAGTACGATTTACTTGTAACACCTTGAGATAGAAGTAAAGATACTTTTAGCAAGTTATCTTGTGTCCACTCTTCACCCATAAGTAAGCTAGCATCACCGATGTCAGCTATCATAGACATAATTTGGTTAAATGGCTCAAAGTTATCGTAGTTTACAGTTACACCACCAAACACTAATGAACGTGGTTGGAAACCTGTATCTAACCATACTTGTCTTTTCTGTCTATCTACAGGGCCATTACCTGTCATTCTACCTGTCATCCATGCCCATGTAGCCATACTGACTAGAGCAGAGCCCATTGCCAATCGGCCTGTTTGTAAAGCTTTGGCATTTATTAAGTCTTGGTCATTCATTATACCATACTGACTTAAGTTATCCAAGTTTTGACCAACTTTAGCAAATGCTATATCGTTAAACTCTTTGACAAGAAAGTTAAAACCGGGTGTATGTTTAGCTGTAAGCTTGAGCCCGTTAACACCTGTACGTGCAAACAAGAAGAAAGGTTTAGCCCATGGGTTCTGTTGGAATACAGAGTTTAGGTTAGCTGCAAAGCCTTTTAGATCTTGTGTAAGTGTAACTTCTTTACGTGCAAACTTAGCTGCTTCATCAGTAAGTCCACCATCTGCATCAAATACATCACGATAGAAAAAGTCTTCGTATGTACGTATAAGCTGTGGTGATATATCATCAAAAGCTGTTATCTTACCAGCGTTCATCTGATCCATAGCTGAGATAAGAGCCTTTTCTCTCATACGAACTCTACCTAGTATGTATGCAAACGCATCGTCAGTTGCAGCCATAACTTTTGTAGAGTATGTAAGAAAACTATTGTTATTCATCTGGCGTGCCATGTTAGCCATTCTAAACGCAGCCTTGTCACCAGCTGTAGCACGGTCACTTTCTGCCCATCTACGTAAGATGTCCCAGTTAGCATCGCCTTGTGTGTACTCAGCAAATCTAGTTTTTATAGTAGCTAAGTCACCAGACCAATATGAGTTTAGTCTAGTTTTAAACAATTCAAATGACTCAGGTATAGCTTCCATCATAGCGTTCATAGATGCCAAACCTGTACGTATAGTTCTAACGTCACCAGTAAAAGGAAAACGTATTATGCCACCTAGAGTCTGGTTCATAGGACGTAAGAATGTATGTGCAGCTGTACCTATAATAGCTCTCATTGGTGTCTTAGGTGAGCTTAGAATACTATGAGTCATAACACCCTGTAGTTCTCTTATCAACGCACCTGACTGTGCCTTACCCTCAATCTCACCACCTTTTATCATCTTTCTAGCCCATGCGTCAAAGTCATCTAGACTGTTAACTGTTTGCATAGAGGAGAAAGCCTCAAAAAGTGCCATTAGTAGTTCATCACTATCCTCACCATCAGCTATATCAAGTATAGTTTGTATAGACTCACGAGTGTCAGCCATTTCTTGTGTAAGAGTTCTTCTTAGATAGTTCTTCTTTACACCGGCACCGAGTTCTCTAAAGTTTTGTGATTTTACAATTCTTGCTTTCTTAGCTTCTGTCAACGCTAAAAACATAGTATCACGTATAGCAGCAAGTGGCCCATCTGTGTCTGCTAGATCTACAAAGTTAGATAATTCTCTACCAGCAATACCTAAGTCACGAACTTGTTGCAGTAATGTACCGACAACCATGTCTGCTACTACCACATACTTACTGGTAATAGTCTCTAAGCTGTCTACAAGATTACCGTCTATATCCGTAATCGAATACGCATCAGTGGCTTTGAATATCTCTTCTAAATATTCTCTAGGACTCATGTCGGCTGCGTTTCTACCTAGTGTAATACGTTGATGTGCAGCGATAGCATCACCAAATACTTCAACTAACGTAAGTCTTTGCTTCTTTATTGAGTCAATAATAGCTTGGTATTTATTATTACTATATAGTTTACGTAAAACTTCGTCTGCTACTTCTTCTGTTATACCAGCTTGTTCAGCTGCTCTTTGTCTTTGTACTGCTGTTACGACATTACCAGCTGCACCATCTTCTGAACCCCAGTCTTCACGCACTTTTTTCTGCATTTCCCATACATCATATGGGTCATCAACTGATAATTCGTTACCTTGAGAAGCGGTTGATAAAGGGCCGTTTTTAGCAGCTCTAAATCTAGACTCGTTTTCTCTTAGCTGCTCTAAACCTTTTGCTAGTTTTTCTTGGTTTACGCTTTGTTTTCGTTTAAATATTTTACTTTTTGCACCACGGCTACCTCTACCTATAAGCATAGTAGCACCATCAAATACAAGACCTATACCCATACCTTCTACGATGTTCTTCATCTTCATCATAATAGGATGGTCAGTATCTTTAGTAGATAGTGGTGTGTCTATCCAACCATAATGGTCACGCATAGATCCTAAAGCATTGTGCCCATCTGACTCTTTTGATACTAAGTCAGATATAGCACCAATACCAGCTGCTCGTATAAGACTTGGAGCACCTAGTAATTTAGCAGCGGCTGTCCCTGCTAGCGGAATACCAGCTACAGCTGCACCTTTTGCAGCTAAAACTGTAGCCCCTGCTAACGTACCAAAATGTACAACACCTCTTGCTAATTTACCCCACCATGTTTTTGTAATGATAGGATTGCCACCACCACCGAGAGGATCAAACTCTGGTTGGTAGTAGCCTTTTTCTTCTTTCTCTCTCTGCATCTCGCCAGAGATTGCATCTATTGTGCGTTCTGGAAAAGTAGAGATAGATGAAGCAGTATCTTGTATACCGCCTGAGACAACTGATCCGAGCTCCTTTACAAGACCTTTTACACCCCACTGGTCTTCGTCTCTAGGATCTTCAATAGCGTCTGATTCTTCTTGAATCTCCTCTTCGTAACCTATTTCAGCATCTGCTCTTGCCTGTTGATCTGAAACTAATTGTTCTACTGAGTAGCCCTCTCTTTCATCTTCTGGGTTTGGCGGTTGTAGACCATATGAGTCCATTAAAATATCTCCGTAAAGTAACTGTCAATAAGCTCAGGGCTTAGTGTATATGGTAGATTGTGTACATCTGCACCTTCGTCAAATATACCTTCCATATCTAATTCGTTTAAACTTAACTCTGAATAAAATCCTGTAGAAAAGAAATTGTCTATGCCTGCATCTACCATGTTTTTGGTAAATATTAAACGCTTTTGGTTTTCTATAGATAATGTATCTTTGCTAAAATCTAAACCAGATGCTTTTTCTAGTCTTCTAATCATACTAGCTTCTAGTTTAAATGGGCCAAAACCGTTGTAACCATAGCCATCTTTTATATGTGCATCAAGTGTATCATTTATAGGTATGTTCTCAAAGTCCAATAACTCTTTGTTTTTATGTGACTTATTACCAAACTGATCGTTTTTAGTCTTACGCACAAAATTGTCAAAGAATATATCTAGATCTGTTCCGTCAAACTCAAACATAGCTCTACCGGTTTTTGTAGAACTTGGAAAGTAAGACAGCAATTTATTCATCTCTGCTGTTTTTGTAAACTCATGTAAAGCACTACCATCTTGAATTAAGCCTGATTCTTTTTCATAGCCTAACGCTTTGAGTCTAGCGTTCATCAAGTCTTGTGCAGTTGTAAATCTTAAATGTTTACTAGCTTCAATATAGTATGATGGTATTTCACCACCATTTGCATACTGTAGTAGTTTATTTACCGGTTCAAACTCGTGTGCTGTTTCTGCATTTAACCAATCATTTTTTGTATCAGGATTAGCTAATGTTTTACCAGCATTATATGCTGCAACAGCTGTATTAAATTCTAGACCTCCTTGAGCTTCTGCATTATAAAATCTACCAGCACCTTTGACATAGTACAAACCAAATTCTGGATTGTTTTTACCTCTTAATTTTGATTTGGATGGCATATCTAACTTATCCTTTACTGCTGCAAATGCAGTTTCAAGTGCTAAACTTACAGGCACTTTCTTTTTCATTTCTCCAAGAAAAATCTCGTTAAAATGATCTCCAGCATTATTAAGTATAGTGTTTGTTTCTATAGATCCAATAAGAGTAGTGCTTGTTATACCTTTAGTTTGCTTAATGTAGTCGTCTAGTTTATTTTTTACTTGGTCGTACTTAGCTTTATTAGTTTTGATAGGCTCTCTATCGTTGTAGTACTCTTGAGCTTTTTTCTTAGCATCTGGATCTCTAATAGTATTTATTAACTCTTGTGCTGATTTAAAATTACCTTGATCCACAGCAAACGTAGCTAATTCACTTGTCGCTTCATCATAAGCATCATCTTTGGTATGATAGTTAAGTAATGGTGTAAAATACTTATTGTAGATACTTTCATCACTAACATCAATACCTAAGTCTCTTAACTCCTGTTTAACTTGTTTTACTTCAGCCTTAAGATGATCTTCTGTAGCACCACCCTCAACTCCGTTAAGTCTTTCTGTAGCACTTTCAACACGTGATGTAATGTTATTTATATCTTTTGCCTGTTTTTCTCGTTGCTCTCTTTCAACAACTGTACCTAGCAAACCTTCCATTCTAGCATGTAATGCAGGGTTAAATTCTTTAAGTGTTTTTTCACCTGATCCATCACGTGCTTCTATACCTTTTATATTTACAATCTTAGCCAGATCAGCACCCTTTAGTATACGTTTGTCTACAAGTTTACCTATATCACTTTCAAGTAACTGCAACGCACCTTGCACATCTTTCTTACCAGTTATCTTTTCATACTTAGCAATGTACCCAGAGAATGGATCATCGGCTGTACCAAAGATAGCTGTTTTAGGATCACCACCAAGTATCGCATCTGCTAAATCAGTCTGCCTAGCTAGTTCATAGTTTGTTTTTTCTTTATTATATGTCTCTGTAATAAACTGATTACGCTGTGTCTTGTTTGTTGCATCTGTTAGTTCTAAAAGTTTTAACTGATTATAACCACTTAATGCGTTCTTACCATCAAAGACACCAGCAGTATGATAGAAAGCTCCTTCGTGAAAATTCATTACAGCATCATATCTGTTTGGATCTCCAGACATAATTGCATCTTGAATACTTAACATACCATATTCTGTTGGCACTTTGAAGTCCTGATTAGCTGCTATATAACCTTGATAGTTTTTAGATAAGTTAGATACAGTAGCAGCACCTTTTGTCTGAAAATCTGGTACAGACAGTGTTTGAAACATCTTAATACCAAACTCAGCATTATCTATATTATCAGTTACTGCAAAATTTCTATCAGCCTCGAAGGCCATTTCAACACCTTCTGCATAAATCTTATTACTTTCTAGTTGTAGATTTTTGGCAAACTCAGACTCGTCTATTTTTAAGTTTGCTTTAGCAGCATCGGCAAAAGATACCTGACCTTTGCTTGACTCTATGTTAAACATAGTTTTTGACTTTTCTACAGACTCATTATATAACTTGGTATTCTGCTTTTCTGTAGCTTCTTTTGCAGCTTGTGCTTTCTGTTTTATGTCATTTAGCTTATCTCTGTTAGCATTAAATGCTCTAACATCATTAGCAAACGAACCGGCTTGTTTGACTAGCTGTCCTAGTTTCTGAAAGTTTTGACTACGTTGATCTGCCAGAGCTACAGCAGTCTGAGCGTTTTGCCTATACTGGGCGTTGTTTTTTTGTACAACATCATCTATTGCTTTGTTAGCAACATTACCTAAATCAGCTTGAGGATCTAGTTCTGAATAATTGGTATCAGATGTATTAAACATTGCTGAATCCATTATGCCACCTCCTTAAAGTCAACGTCTATCATATCATAGTAAACACCATAGTATCCGTTGCTTAGTCTAACAACAGCTTCTGGATTCTTAGCTAGCACCTCTTGTGCCATAACTCCTATAAACTCTCTGTCCTCATCTAGGTATTTAAACTTATAAATATTGTGGCCATCAATAGATTGACCTATCTTTTTAATATCTTCTTTTAGTCTGATGTCACTACCGGCTGGAAAAAATGACATGATACCTGTTGCCATATTCATACCAAAACTTAGACTGTTCATAAACTGACCAGCTCTGTCTTTTGGTGGTAACATAGTAGGCATACCAAACTGTGGCCCCATGCCAAGGTTTGCATGCTCTCTCTTAATCATAGCATCTTGTCTTCTTTGTATCTTAGTCTGTACTTTAGCTTCTCCAGCAGTTGCTAGATTAAACATTTTACGATCTATGTCAGCTATTTTGCTAAAGTATTCAGAAGCTTTCTTACCACCGAAACGACGTGATCTACCACCTTCGTTTACAGCTTTAGATTTAAAAAACTCTCTAGCAAGCTGTTCTTTTCCAAGTAAAGCCTTACCTTGAGCTTGGTTAGAAAACTCTTGAAAGTCTGCTAAATCACGTGACTTACCTAAACCTCTGATGGTTTTGATATTGTCCTTGAAGCTAGACTCTTTATTCCATTGTTTGATAGAATCCGCTCTAAATTCAGCATGTCTTCTATTGTTTTCTATTCTGGCAGCTTCACGTCTGCCTGCATTAGGATCTGGTGCGCACACGGCAAAATTCTATAAATTGTATATTGTTCGGCCCATGTTCAAACTTACGTAAGAACTTGAAACCTAAAAATTTGAGTAGTTTTAGATGTACGGTGTTACGAGAATCTACGATATTCCACAGTAATTTTTCGTTACGTTGTTCAAGCCAGCGTTTAGCTTCTCTTGCAAACGTAATTGGGTATTCGTGTATAGCTGGAGTGCATAGCATCCAGACTTCTCCAGTCGGCCCAACTCCGGCCATGCCAGCAGTCTTGCCGTTAGGCACTGTGAAATACACGCACAAGCCCGTTCTAGCCGCATGTAGCAACTCTTCCGTAGC